TGAACCTGAATGGTACGATGCCGCAGTGGGCGCAAATCGAGGACCCGATGGAAATTCTAACTGGGCACTGAGCAAACGAAAATTAGAAGTATTAAAAGTTCACAGTAGCGAAACTGCATGGGTCGGCACTAATTTTGATCACATATTAGATAACAATACTACATTAGATGCATTATTTGACCAGATTAAAGATCTGGTACCAAATCACCTTGTTTCCACTTAATACCTTCTTTGTGTAGTACACGTTGACAGTTTGCACATACTGTTTTAAGATTAGTATGGCGACAATTATTTAGATCACTATCTACATGAAATACAGCAAATACTTCTTTATGTGGTGATTTGAATCCGCATTTATCACATACTGATTTTATTCTATATCCGGCAGTTTGCCATCGAGGTGATTTAACACCGCGACTACATGCACCACACTGGCTTCTATAGTATGCTTGTCCTTCTTTATAGTAGTTAACGGCTACAGGCCCGCGGCCGCATGAACAAAGTGATCTCATATAATATTTAAGCCTTTTCTGAACCTTTTCTCTAAGGTGTATTAAGGGTAAAAAACTAAAATCCACTAAATACAATTAGAACTCGTATTCATGGAGATTAAAATATGGCTCAACTTAGTTCACCAGGCGTAAGCGTAACAGTTATAGACGAAAGCTTCTATACCCCAGCCGCACCGGGGACAGTCCCCTTGATTATTGTTGCTTCAGCAGAAAGCAAACAAAACGGAGCAGGTACTGGTACAGCTCCCGGAACATTAAAAGCAAATGCAGGAAATGTGTACTTGCTAACTAGTCAGAAAGATTTATCAGATACATTTGGTACACCAGTATTTAAAACTGATGCAAGCAACAATCCAGTACACGCTGGCGAACAAAATGAATATGGCTTACAGGCAGCTTATAGTTATTTAGGTGTGAGCAATCGTGCTTATGTAGTACGTGCAGATATTGATTTAGGAATGTTAGACGCTAAATCAAGTGCACCAAAAGGTTCCCCTACAGATGGTACATTCTGGTTAGATACCGGAAATACACAATTTGGAATTTTTGAATGGAATGCTGCCGCTGCCACAGTTGCAGGCGGACAAACATTTAGTTTAAAAACTCCAATAGTTATTACTGATTCTACAAAAACTACTACAGATCCAATCCCAGCACCATTAGTTAGTATTGGTGCAATTGGTGCATATGCAGTTGTAGCAACTACTAATCTTGTCACATTATGGTATAAAAAAGATGTAACAGACAGTGCCGCAGGAACATGGGTTGAAGTTGGTACTACTGCCTGGGCAAAGAGCAGACCAACAATTGCTGGTACAACAAGCAATCCTACATTTAGTAGTAATACCTTAACTATTAATACTGTTAGTGTAACATTAACAAGTGTTACAACTCTTACAGGCCTTGTTAGCGCAATTAATGGAACTAGTGGAGTTACTACATTAGGTATTACTGCCGCAGCCGTAAACAGTACATTACAACTATACTCAACAGGTGTTGATATTGCAATATCTGGAACAGCTTGTACGCCTGCAGGTGTAACTGCTGGAACATATAAGGCTCCTGCAAGTACAATTAGCGCACATACATCAGTGCCTACATATAAAATTGCTGATAATTTATCAACTGTAAACGGATATCCAACAGGATCTCTTTGGATTAAAATAACCAATCCAAACTACGGAGCAGATTGGGTTGTTAAACGTTATAATGCAGTTACTGGACAGTGGGTCATACAAAAAGCACCTATCTACTCTAACGGTTATACAGCCCTATATAATTTAGATCCGAAAGGCGGCGGCATTAATTTAGCAAAAGAAACAATTTATGTTAAATCTAATAATAGTGAAGTTACTCCAGGCATTCCGGATTTTAAAGTATACATAAGACGTGCCGCTGGCGCAATGTCGATTACATCTGCACCAATTACTACTAGTACATTTACAGCAGGCACAAATACATTTACAGTTTCTGAAAGTGGTATTGGTAGTAGCACATTAACTAGTCCAGTAACTGTATCATTCTCACCTGATAATAGTACAGCCGCACATGATTACAATGCACTATTGACAGCATTTAATACAGCTCTATCAGGCACGTTACTTACTGCGGTATTAAATGCAGACTATAGTATCACAATTACACATACTGCTGGCGGTTCAATTTATTTTACTGATGGTACTAATACACCATTAAGTAAACTATTTTCTACATCTACTACTGCAAACTACTATGCATCGTCAGACGGTGTAGCAACACACTATACAGCAACTCTATGGCAACCTATAAACACATACAACACAGCGTATGTGCAATCCGATACTGCACCGAGCACGAATCCAGCCGATGGACAACTATGGTATAGCAGTATAGTTGACGAAGTAGATATTATGGTGCATAATGGTACAACATGGGTTGGCTATTTAAATTATACACAAAACGGCGCAGGCGGCACAACTTGTGACCCAGCAGGCCCAATTGTTAGTGCTACTAAACCAACATTGCAAAGCGATGGAACAGCATTAGCTAACGGTGATTTATGGATAGACACTAGCGATATTGAGAATTATCCAATGCTTTACAAATATGATTACGCAAATCAAAAGTGGAGAAGTGTTGATACTGCTGACCAAACAACTGAAAATGGTATCGTATTCCACGATGCTAGATGGAATATCACAGGTACTGGGTCTACAGCATCAACTATTAAAGACTTGTTAAGCAGTAATTTCTTAGATTTTGATGCACCAGATCCTGCACTATATCCAAAAGGAATGTTGTTATGGAATCTACGCCGATCAGGATTTAATGTTAAAGAATATATGAGAGGTTATGTTGATACAACTGCACGTAATCCACGTCAAAGTAATACATTAATGTCGTCATACTATCCAGATCGTTGGGTTAGTGTAGCCGCTAATCAAGAAAACGGAGCTGGAACATTTGGACGTCATGCACAACGTAAAGTTGTTGTACAGGCTTTACAAGCTCTTGTAAATAGTAACCAACAAATTCGTGACGAAGAAAGCCGTGTGTTTAATCTAATGGCTTGTCCTGGATATCCTGAATTAGTTGGCGAAATGATTGGATTAAATTACGATCGAGGTATCACTGCATTTGTAGTTGCAGATACACCTGCAAGATTAACACCAGATGCTACTAGTTTAAGTAATTGGGGATTCAATGTTAATTTGGCGTTAGAAGATAACGATACAGGTCTAGTATCATTTGACGAATATGTTGGATTTTTCTATCCATGGGGATACACTAGCGATAATATTGGAAACAATGTAGTTGTTCCTCCAAGTCACATGATGCTACGCACAATTGCATTAAATGACAACGTAAGTTATCCGTGGTTTGCACCAGCAGGCACACGACGCGGTGGTATTACAAATGCAACAGCAGTAGGTTACATTACTATGGAAGGTGAATTCCAGTCTGTAGCATTAAATGGTGGACAACGAGACACATTAGCCAGCGTAAAAGTTAACCCGTTAACATTTATCACCGGAACAGGTCTTGTTAATTACGGCCAATATACTCGTGCTAAAAATGCCAGTGCATTAGATCGCATTAACGTTGCACGTTTAGTGATCTATCTACGTAGACAGTTTGCTCAATTAGCTAAACCATATATATTTGAGCCAAACGATAAAATTACACGTGATGAAATTAAACAGGCAGCTGAAAATCTATTACTTGAGCTAGTTGGTCAACGTGCTCTGTATGATTATCTAGTTGTATGTGATACTTCAAATAATACTCCTGCTAGAATAGATCGCAGTGAGCTATATCTAGACGTCGCTATTGAACCAGTAAAAGCTGTAGAATTTATTTACATTCCATTACGCTTGAAAAATACAGGCGAAATTGCTGGCCTTGGCAAATAATTAGGAGAATATAAATGTCAATTGCATCATTATCAAGATTCACAGTACCACTAGCTAGTGATCAAAGTGCTAGTACACAAGGCATGTTAATGCCTAAACTACAATATCGTTTTAGAGTAATGTTTGAAGGCATTGGCGTGAGCGGTAGTACTACTGAATTAACAAAACAAGTTATGGATGTATCTAAACCTAACGTTGAAATGCAAGATCAAATGATTGAAGTTTATAATTCAATTATCCACTATGCCGGTAAACCAAAATGGGGTGCATTAGAAGTTAACCTACGAGACGACGTTACAGGTGCAGTGAGTAAATTAGTTGGCGAGCAAATGCAGAAACAATTTGATTTCTTTGAACAAAGTTCTGCGGCTGCCGGTGGTGATTATAAATTTACCATGCGAATTGAACAATTAGATGGCGGCAACGGTGGAAATCCATCAGGCGGTCCTAACGTGCTTGAAACTTGGGAAGTTTACGGGTGTTATATTAGCAAAGTTGACTACGGTAAACTAGCTTATAAACAACAAGAAGCAGTGTCAATCAAACTAACTGTTGTATTTGATAATGCACAACAAGTTGGTGCAAGTGCAGGATTTGGCACACCAGGATTTGCTGGTAAGGCACCAGCACGTGGAACTAATACACTAGGCGGTTAATAAAAACCCACTACGGTGGGTTTTTTATTGTACAGCCATTATATGCCCAGTTAATTATTTTAATAAATATTATTATGGCCTTTACACCCACTTACCTTTTAAAATCTAATTCAGCTGTTACATTTCGAGATCAACGACATGGAGCAAGATTGTTTGTTGACGATCAGTTTAGACTTGCACCTAAATTAGGTTTTCAATTTCACGTAGCATTTAGTATAAACCCTGCCGCATTAAAAAGTATTGATCTTGTACAACGACATAAAAACGAAATTAATATGTTAGTTAAATCTTGTTCTCTGCCTAAATTTACAATAGGTACGGAAGTGTTAAATCAGTACAACAGAAAAAAAGTTGTACAAAATTCATATAAATTTGAACCAATAAGTATATCGTTTCACGATGACAATATGGGTGTGATTAACAAACTATGGCAAAATTATTTTAGTTATTATTATGCAGACTCTGATAGTGCTAACGTACCCGGCGCCTATAACAGAACAGCAACCAAAAAATCAACATTTATTAGAACTCCGTATGGGTTCGACAATAAGAGTACAACACCATTTTTTAATTATATAACAATTTATCAAATGGCTCGTCACGAGTATGTTAGTTATAGATTAATTAATCCATTAATAAGTATGTGGGATCATTCAAAATTAGACTATGCTGATAGTAAAACTCGAGAAAATTCTGCATCAATACTGTTTGAGTCAGTAGCATACGACCATGGTAGTGTAACTAAAGTTGACGCCGCGGGAATTATTACCAGTAGCGACGAAGTTGAAGGGTTTGCTATAGAACACTATGATCAAACACCTAGTCCGTTATCTGGTTCAGCTGATCGAATATCTCAAAGCCCGTCATTTACTAATGCAGGTAATGTAACTAATAATGCAACGTCTTTCCTACAAAATTTAACAACTACTATTAACACATATCAAAATACTCAACAATTAACATCTGCAGGAACTTCAGGAAATTCAGCGTTTACTAATCTTAACCAAACAGCTGGCGTATCAGGCGTTCAAGGAATCACATTTCCTCAATCAAATAACAATTCTACAACAACTACCGCCACGCAACGAAATCTATGACTAATAACATTCCAGTAACTTCTAATACCGATAGCTCGATTGATGTTAAGCAATTTTTTGATAAATTTTTTGTACATCAGGTAAGTTTTCCAAGCAATCAAATTGATGCAGTTGTAGGCTTTTTTCAAAAAAGAGGATTTGATGTTGAAAGTGCAAGATCTACTGGCATAGTGTTATTAAACCAAGCACGATTAGATAATGTTAGTGTGTTTAAGCTATTAGATACTTTAAAAACCTTAACTGATGTACAATTAAGTCAAGTAGTTGCACAGATCTTAAATACCTATCGAGAAAAAACTAGCTTGTTAGGTTATAGAGTAGCGCCTCTAGTAGATGATTACGAAAGCCGTAATATTTTAGTATAATATGCCTAGTAAATTTGCCCGTGGAAAATATGCAATAACCCATCCAGAAAAATATATAGGAACTAAAATGCCTATATATAGATCTAGTTGGGAATGGCAGTTTATGCGATTTTGTGACACTAATGAAAGTGTTCAAAAATGGGCAAGTGAAGCAGTACAAATACCCTACAGAGATCCGTTAACTGGCCGTCAAACAATTTACGTTCCAGATTTCTTTATACAGTATATTGATAAAAATCATAAAATACATACCGAATTAATTGAAATTAAACCTGCTAGTCAAAGTATATTAGAACGTGTAGGCAAAAACAAATACAATCAAGCACAGTTTATTAAGAATCAAGCCAAGTGGGCTAGTGCTCAACTGTGGTGTAATCAACAGGGTATAAAATTTCGTATAGTCAATGAAAATGATATATTCAGTCAAACATAAGCATAAGTAATTGTATGACTAAAAAACTTGAAGAAATACTCAATCTTCCTGAAAGTAAAAAACTTGTCAAGGAAGAAGAAAAGAAAAAAGCCAAAGCTGAAGTAGCTAAACCGTTCATTCGTAATATTGACGAGTTTGATAAAATATCAGCGGCATTGCCACAAGTAACCGGACTTGGGGACATTAGTGATTCTGAATTTGATGCTCTTGCACAGCGTGCCACTGATGCTTACGATGACCTAATGGATTTAGGCATGAACGTAGAAGCACGATATAGCGGGCGTATTTTTGAAGTCGCAGGCGGCATGCTTAAAAACGCTATAGATGCTAAAGCCGCTAAGATTGACAAAAAACTTAAGATGATTGAATTGCAACTTAAGAAACAAAAATTAGACCAAGATACTAACCCTGATGAAGGTGTTAGTATACAAGGCGACGGCGTTATTATTACTGATCGTAATAGCTTAATCGAACGTTTAAAGAATATGAAATAAATATACTATCGGGATTTAACTATGAAATCATTTACAGAATATCTGCTAGAAAGCAAACAAACATACGAATTTAAAGTAAAAGTTGCAGGAAAATTGCCTACTGATTTTCCTAAAAAAATTAAAGAAGCACTGGCAAGATACAGTGTTGTTAACTGTTCAGCAGGTAAAAGTACTCCAATTCAAGAAATGCAAATTGACTTTCCTGAACAACAAAATATCAGTGTTACTGTATTTGACGTTATTGTAGAATATCCAACAACTTCAGACGAAATTCGCGCTAGAATTGCAGAAACAATGAAACTTGCACACAGCTCTATAAAAGTTAGAAATATAAAAGAAGAAGCTGAATTAGAAATTAATAAACCAAAAGTTGAACAAGCTCTTGGAAAAGACTACGAAAATACTAACAATCAAGAGTTAGTTGGCGACAAACACATTGGTAGTTTTTTGAAAGAATTATCTAAGACTCCAAAAAAATTACAGCCATATACCGGTGTGCATGATCAAATGTACCCTAAGGCAAAAAAAGAAAAAGAGCAAACAGAACAAAGTCGTACTACAGATAAAAAAGGGATGACTAGTACTCTTGGCACTAAGAAAGTACAGCTAACACCATATGCTGCCAAAACAAAAAACAGCCTTAATAACCCAGTTAAGACTAAAGGAAAATAATATGAACTTTACAGATCTATATAAAAAAATTAAAAGTCTTGACGAAGGTCACGTAGTACCAGTAACAATGCTACCCCCAAGTGAGCCAAAAGAAGATTATAATAACGAACACCAAGTAGGCGCATTTAGTGACAATGATAAACAGCAGAGTATGCGCGAGCTATTAAGTCAACTTGATAGAATTGACCAACCTGATGATATTTCTTATGACGGAGACCACGGCCATGATGGTGCACATGAAGTAGTATATGGAGACATGGAGGAGGAATTTGATGCAAAAGAAAAATTCCATGCTACTACTACTCCAGATCCAACAACATTTGACATGGGCAAAGCCTTCCCAACAGGTCACGATTATGCAAGTAAAGGTATTGGCGCTTTAAAACACAATGGCGGCGAGAATCCAATGCACGAGGCTCTAAAAGGTCGTTTAACACAAATGTATAATGATATTAAAGAAGAA